AAACCCCACAGAGACATCGTAATAATTCCCCTCTTTGCTCCCTCTCCTAAGTACCTCCTCAACCTCCACACCGTTATTCTTGAGGTAGCTCAGAAGATCTTGCTTGGAAACTTTATTGCCCTCCTCCTTCTGCAGATCCAGATAGTCCAACACCCCACTCCACTCCAGCTCTGTCTCTGGGGCGTTCTTCTCAAGCAATGCCTTTGCCTGCCCCACTGAAGTCATCCCTTCCTTGTTGAAGATGCCAGCCTTAGCTCCCTCTACTGCTCTCTCTGCTTTGCTGTAGAAAGTTGGCTGTGGCATAAAGCGAACAGCACTAGAAATGTCATCACCCCTGTAGAACCTTTTTATCAGACCTATCACCCTCTTGGGATCTGTGCCTACTTCTGGCTCTATCGCTTCAACCTGCCCCTTATTCTCAAGGTCTATATGAACCTCAGAATCTTTGTCCTCTATAATTTTCCTAATCTGATTAAACTGTGAAGCGGTAGGATTTTTGCCTATGTCAATCAGCCCACTCCTTGCGTCTATCCTTACAGCACCTGAATCAATAAAGGGCTGCATCTCTAATCCTGCCTGACTAATTTCCCTGTGATCAGAATACCTCTGCCCAGCTATGTCTCTTTCATCTGCCCCTTCGTGTCTTCCTGAAAAATCCAGCATCTCCCCGTCTGGGAGAATATAACCGGCTTCAAGTAAGTCTTGAGTAGTGCCAAAGGTTTCCTTTGCTTTATTGAAAGCCCCCTCTGCTGGGGCCGGCATAAAGCGGATGTCAGGGCTTTCAGGGTTAAAGTCTCCTTTGTTTAAGACAGACTTAACCTGATTATTTTTAAAAGGTCTGTAAGTGGTGTGTTCCGTTTCTTCAGATATCTGAGACTGCTCAGGAGTGGGATCTAAATCCACTTCATCAATCGGCCTCCCAGCAACTGACTCCTTGGTGAAGTAGGGTGCTCCAAGCTCGATTGTGTCAGTGTGGATAATTCCGTCATACCCTGATCGTTTAATCACATCAACGAAAGCGGGATTATCAGCTAAGTGGTAAGCATCTAGTTCTATCCCGTCCAGTGTAGTACTTAGCCAATCATCGAAATATTCTTGAGCTAATTCTTTGCCAACTTTCTCAGTTCCGAATGTGTCGCTAAACACTCCTTTATCAACATCCTCAAGAGCCTTGTTAATATCTGAAACAACATCAGAGACAGTCTGATTTCTGAACATAGAAGCATAACCTTCTGCATCTACTTCTATGTTCTCAGGAGTCCTCAACTCTTCAAAGCCTTCTAATATTTCAATAATATCTCCCGCTTCAAAATAATCACCCTGATCCCCTTTCCCCGCTTCAGCTCTTCCTGCTATAAAATCGTTCAAGGTAGCCCTAGCCCCTAATTCTCTAACGTCATAAGGTTGCTTTATAGAAAGATAAACAGGAAAGACTGAGCCTTTAGGTTCAGGCCCGGAAAAGCCTTCTTTGTGACTGTACAAGCTGGCTACTTCAGGCACTGAGGTGAAGGTAGGTGTAGACCTTCCCAGCCTTGTTCTAAATCTGTCTGGCTTAGGCTTCTTTACTGTGCCCCTATAGACCACTAAAGGCTCCCCCTTATCATCGACTACTTTGCTGCCCTCAAAGAACCTCTTGAACTGTGGGGTAGTTGGGGCAGGAGGCGGCATAAAGCGAGCACCCTGCTGCTGGTTAGGCTCAGGCATATATTCACGCCTTAAAGCCTTGCCGTAATCAAAGGGGATCTTGTCGAGGTTCTCGTAAGGGTTGAGGTTGGTACTGCGTTCTATCCGGTTGCTCTCTATCAGCCGGCTGTTGTCAACCCACTCCCCGCTTAGAGGGTTCTGCTTGTTCTCAATTCCAAGGAACTGGTAAATCAGATCTTTCCTGTCACCTTCTGGGAACAGCTTACCCCTGTTTGGGCCTTGGAAAAAATCAACTATGTCCCTTCTGAAAGCATCAGTGTCACCGTTCCAAGCGTTAAAGAAAGCAGGACGCTGATCTGCATAGTTACCAATCTTCTTCTCCAGCTTGCTAAGGTTGAAAGCTTTTATATTAATATTGCCGGCTTGGGTTGCTTCCAGTGCAAAAGGTACAATCAGACTAAACTTAACCTTGGCCCTGCTGTCGTACTTCCCTCCTGTGATAGCCTTGTAGTAGTCATTTCCCCAGATAGTGCCGTCACCCTTTAGGATTGCGTTCCTAATCTTGTCTATCTTCTCAACGTAACTTGGATCTAGATCACTGTTACGAAGAGCCTGCATCTGTTTCTCACTTGGAACTCCAGCCTCCCAGCGATCCCTGCCTGCCTTTGTCTTGGTCTTCCTCCACATCTTAGGCTCACCAGTATCGTCAGGATTTGCATTCAGAATATCAATTACCTTTGCAACCTCTTCCCTGTGCTGCTTGTTCCTGTTTCTAGCTGTGGAGAAGATAGGATTATCTTCAGCGTCAAAGTCTTCCAGCCAGCCAATCTCTCTGAGTTGCTTCTCCCTTTCAGGAGTTAGCTCTGACCTCTTAGTGTCTTTCAGGCTTGAGGCAGTCTCTACTGTGTCAAATCCAGTTTTGTCTATGATCAGCCTGTTATTAAACTTGTCCAGAGATACAACATACTGAGCCAGCAGGTGCTCCACCTCTGGGGTAGTAATCAAATTCTCACCTGTGAGGGGATCAACAAAGATACCGCTCTCAGCCTTAAAATCTCCCTTGGGATTGCCGGCAGCGTCAAAGGTTACTCCCTTGCCCTCAAGCATTCTACGCATACCTCCAAGTGTACTTAGTGATAGCTTTGCGAGCTTGTTGCTTAGGTTGTTCTTACTAAATCTGTCTCTATGTAAAACTTCCTTTGCTTTTCTTAGAAGCCCAAAGTGTGATTCTTCCCCGAAGTTAGCAAAGTGCTCAGACAAGATTTCTGAGGTGATGTTTTTTCTTCTAATCGCAACGTCGCCCTTCAGATAGTTCTCCTTGGCTTTCCTGTTCTGCCTCTTCTGCAGTTCATACTGACCAAGCAGAAAGGTGATCTTATCAATCGCCTCTGTATCGTTGTCCTTAATCGCCTGATCTCTCAGCTTCCTTGCCTCTGCAATTTTTCGGCCAAGTGGGGAATTTGGATTAAGTTGAAATTTTGCATCTAAATATTGACCTTCAAAATCCAGCATCTGCTTCTTGTTATACATCCCCTTCGTAATCTGATTGCCTGCCCCGTCGAAGGTTCCAAAAAGTGTCTGCTCCAGCTCTGCCCTTGTATCACCAAAGGGATCAACCTGTTCCCCCTTATCTCTGCCTCTTGCCTTTTCTCTTGGGGCAGAGAAGTATTCTGTAGGGTGAAACAATTCGTGAAACAGTGTCCTGTTTCTGCCTGTTCCGCTTGAGTCTGTGTTGATAAAAATTGTGTTACTGTTTGGATCGTACGCACCATATTGGTATCTAGCGTTTACGTCAGGATTCTCTGGATCCTTAGACAGAGCTTTCACCATCCCCTCACCATCAACGTACTTGATGCCTACGTTAGCCCCTTCCTTACGAAGGTATCCCTGAAAGAGCTGTGCAGCGTCTGCCTCTGCTGCCAGATCCGAAACGCTCATCCTACGGTCAGGGTTTAGGAATCCCTTCCTCTCAGCTTCAGGTAATCGAGCTGCGTAGTCGGTAATAAATTCCTCATCCAGCTTCAGCCTCTCCATCCCTTTGAACTTGTTTCTAACAAGTGGGGTATATTTGGCTGCCTTCTCAGCCCCGAAGCCTACTCCTCCACCAAAAGCCCCAAAGCCTCCACCTGCACCAGCTCCTTCAGCTCCACCTGCAACGAAGCCTGTGCCTATTCCTATAGCTGTGCCTTTTGTGATTTTATCAGCCAGATCTCCAGCGTTACGAAGTAACCTGTCAGAGAGGGGGGTATCAAGTATTTGAACAGCTTTCTGTATAGGTGCTCTAAGTGTTCCCTTCTTCTTAACCAAGCCAAGCCCTGTTTGTCTCCTGCCGGCTTTCTGTGCAGCTTCTGAAGCGACAGATAAAATCTGCCCCGGCGTTCCTATAGCTCCACCTTTTAGTTTTACGACTTCACCAACGCCCTTGGCAAGTTGAGGGAAGCTCTGCAGCATCCGGCCCTGCTGTCCTGCATCAACAATTTTTTGACCAACAAACTCGATGCCCTTACCTGCCAAATCAACAGTTTTGCCTGCGCCTTTAGTGAACTGCGTTGCTGGTCGCTTTGCTGTTTCTTTTGCAACATCAAACACCTTCTTCAAAGTGCCTTGGTTGACTCCCTTGATTGCGTTGTTGAGGGCTTTGTTGGCAGCCACTGCTGGCTTACCTACAACTCTTCCGGCTGTACGGTAGAGTGATCCCCCAAACAATGCAGCAGGATCAAAGACAATGCCAAGAGTGTCAGCAGAGGCTGGATTGATGCCCTCGTCATAAGCTGAAGCATAATCCTCCAGATCTGAATCAAGCAGGTAGCCGGCTGCCCTGATTGCATCGCCCACTCTGCTCTTTCTATCCTCTAGGATCCGCTTGCTGCGATCAGCAAATAGTTTATACCTTTCGTATCTGGCTCTTTCGTTCTCTTGTTCAGACCTGAAAGGACGCTGAACCAGATCAATCGCACCTGTCGCTATATCCTTGTAACCCTCCGCTGCTGACAAGGCAGCCTCTGGGAAGATTGCAGTAGCTTTGAGCGGATCCTCCTTGAACTTCTCAGGCAGCTCCTTGCCGCCCTCGTAGAGGTAGCTGAAGGCATCTTTGGAACCCTCTGGCAGTGTGACAGTCAGCCAGTGCCAAAAACCGTCTCTGCCCTCTTCTCTCTCCTTAGCTTCCCACTCCTTGAAACCTTCAAAGGTGAATACTCCATCTTCATACTTTAGATCTCCTGAAGCGGTAAGTTCAGGCCCAAGGAAGTTTTCAACAGGAGCCGGATCAATAATAATATTGCCGTTATCGTCCTGCCTCCACTGATCTCTAGGTATTTCGTCACCTAGAAAATTAGTGTCTATTTCTTCGCCAAGAAAGTCTTGGTCAATAATCGCGCCAGTGCCGGCATCAGTTCGTTTGATCTGGGGAGGCATCAGGATCCTTTGCTTGATTTAAGTTTCTGATTGCTGCGTCGATCTCTACAAGTTCGTCCTGCAACTTGGACTTTCTTTCTGTCTTGAAAAGGCTTCCCTTATATTGCTTCAGCTCTTCCTCAACCTCTAATTTTCTCTTAGAAAGATCATCAATGCTCTGCATCATAGAAGCAGGAGAAGGCTGTTGATTGAGCTTGTTGTTGTAGTTTTGAGCTTTAGGTAACAATTTGATCAACCTGTCCCTCACTTTGATAGCAGCAGGCAACGGTTTGCCTTCTTTAACCAACCCCTGCAGGTAGATGTTAGCCTCTTCTTCGCTTAGAAAAGGCCCAATGTCTTCAGTCACTACTGTGGACATCTTGCTCTTGGTTGAATCTTCAACCTCAACAAGTGGGCTTTCTACTTGATCGAGTATATCCTCAAAATATCTTGGAATATCCTTAACCATAGGTAGAAGTTTCTCGTTCTCTCCTATGTAGCTTTGAACTGTTGAAACTGCCTGTGACTTCTTGCCTTCTACAGCGTCCCTAGCTGCATCAATAAAGGAGTCTCTTAACTCAGGAGTGAGTAGCTGCCCCTCTATGATCTTATTGTAGAAGTTTGTAACTTTGACCGGAATGCCTCCAGCGTCTGCTGCAGTTGCAAACTCGCCTTCTCTTACAACTGATTCAGGATCCAAAGCCTTCATAAACTTGAAGACTATAGAAATGTCCTGCGGCCCCTTTAGCGTTCTCCCTTCTTTCTGTGCTCTGTTGACAAGCGTCCTGATCTGGTCAAAAGCCTGCCTTGATTGAATATATTGAGCCACTGTCTTTTCCTTCTTAACATCCTTCAGGGAGGTTCTTAAATCGCCCTTTTCTTCTGATGTTAATCCTCCGAAGATTCCCCTTTCAATGTTCTTCGGGATTAAGCTCTTGGCTCTTAGCTCTGAAAATCTTTCATTCTCGTAGTACCAGCTTTTTATTTTCTGCTTTAGTTCTGCAGGGAGTATGCTGTAGTCAATGTTCCCGTTAGGTAGCAGGTAATTCTGGAAGTCTAACATTTCCGCAGGGTTCTGAACCTGATACTGCTTCAGTATCTTCTTCTGCTCGATGTCAGAGTTAATCTGAGTCATCATCCCAGTAACTTGATCCAGATTCTTCAGGGTGCTGGTAAGCCTCTCAAAGTTTGGCTTGTACTGGCTGACTCCGAAGACGTTTTCCTGCATCAAGTTCTTAATTGTGTCAGCAGCTTCTGGGCTGTCGAAGTCCTCTATCCCACTGATCCCTTCGTTAATCTTCTGCAGAGATTCGTCAGAGGCTACAATCCTGTCCCTCTCTTTTCTCCTTAGCTCATTCTGAAGCTCAAGGGCTGTCTTTTCTTCGTCTAGCTTGCCCCTTTTGAGAGCGTTATCAATCGCATCAGGGACTATATTAGAACCAACCTGAAAGGCTGCCAGAAATGTTTTGCCACTCATCGACATCAGGACTTACCTCCTCCTCCGCTAGTAAGCATTTTGAAAGCTCCCGCTTTTCCCCCTCCCAGCAGGCCCCCAGTGGCTGCGCCTAAACCAAGGCCAACCACAGATCCCAACATATCAGCCCCTTGCTGTTGCTGGTTCATATAATCCTGAAATTGATTATTATAGACTCCCTGTGCCAAGCCCAGTGATCTGGCTCCTGCATTCGGATCCAGACCGATGCCGCTGCGGATCCCCATAGGATTGAAAGCTGCAGCTCCCTGCTGTGCTCCTGCTATCTGTCCAAACTGAGCTACAGGAGTAGTGCCTGATAGGTAGCTGGCTGCATTAGCCAGACGCTGCTGCCTTAACCTGAAGGCTGCATTACCTACCTCGAAAGCCTCCTCTGCTGCTGGTGCTGCACCGAAGACGTTGCCTCTGGCGAACTGTGCGGCTCTGGTTGCCTGCTGCACCTCATCCCGCATACCGGGGGCCAGCTTGTAACCTGATTCAACATCTTCCAGAGCAGCCTTACCGAGTGCATCCCTCACCTTCCTAAATTGAGGATCAGAGATCTCCAGCTCCTTCAGGCGTTGCTTAACAAAGTCAGCCCCGTACTTCTCCTGCACGTTAAGCATTGCCTTCGCCATCCGATCAGCAGACTCCTCAGCGAAATCCAGCTCTTTACGGGATTCGTCAACGTCACCAAAGCCTGTGAAGTCCACAGTCTTCTCTTTGCCATCCATATCTGTGTAGGTGACTTTAGTGCCTTGGCGTGCGGCTGATTCGATTATCTTCCTAAGTGGTAAACTGTCTATATCAGCCTCAACACCTTCGCGTGTTGCTGCTGCGTAATCGGGGGGATCCGGTGGATCTGCTGAGTACATTCCCATAGCTAAAATTCCTCTTTCAAAAACAATTCTCTGACTGTCAAACTAACTTTCTCAAGATGATCTTTTCCTCCTGTGAGGAAGGCAGTCATCAAGCCTAATTCTGTTAAAGTGTCTCGAATCACAAGCGCATAGGTTCGCTGGGTGTCGCCAGCATCCTCCCAACTGTTAGCGTCTTTCCAAGCATTCAAGGCAACTATATGCAGCGGAAGAAGGCTGTGCCTGTTGGCGATAAAAAAAGGATTATCAGGCAGCTCCACCAGAAGCAGAAAAGCCAGATCGTAAGTCTTCTCTCCCGTCCACTTGTCTTTCTCATCGAATAGGTCATCAATAAACCTTGCCGCCTTGCAAATCACATTCAGATACAAGTGTGCCTCCCTGTTGCCCCCGGCACAAAGTTCTACAGCCTTCGCTACTTTATCCTCGTAAGTGATCAAAGGTCTGCCTCCATAGTGTCGATAAACGCCCCGGCTTGTACACTTCTCAGGGCGACATACTTATCTCCTGTCGTGTCCCCTGTACTCTGCTGCAGCTTAAACTGTAGCTCTCTGAAAGGATCGTACTGGGTGAGGCTGTATCTGAATCTCCTCACCTTTGCATCTGGTAGGGTGAAGGGTAAAACTGGAGCTGAGGATGTCAGTGTGATTACTCCTGAACCTGTTTCCAAATTGGTGACTAACCTCTCTCCCTCATCACCGTCTAAGATTGGAATTATGTCCACCTTGGCATTACTGCGATCAAATTCGTACTCTACAAAATCACCACTCTTGGGACTAAGCTGATCACCGAAAGCCAAGCCTCTTGTAACTGCCTGCCAAGCTGTGTTTCTGTAGGTGCTACCGTCGAAGGTATCCTGATAATCTGTAGCTACTGCGTTGTCAGGATTAACGTAATCCCTGAACTCAAGAGGGTTGCCAATCTTGTCCAGTGTAATCAGCTTCTCAGCGTAACCGTTGAAGGCTGCCACTGCGAAGTCGATAGCCTTGACCTGATAGCTGGCATTACCCTGCCAGAAACCTCCCCAAGAGTTAGTGTTTACGTTGTAGACCAGCAGGGCATTGTTGTCTGAACTGCTATCAAGCGGAACAGAGAGAAGGTAGTTGCCTCCCCAGAATGTTGCCGCAGCCTTCTGCACTGCTGCGCTCCAGTTGATCCGATCAATCAGATCCTGAATCGGGTAGGAGATCACGCCGGCTGTATCGGCTACCATCTCCTCTGCCATTGTACGCTTGAGGCTTCTTACTCCGTCCCGGCTCAAGTAAAGTAGATCCTCCCCTACCTGTGCCACTGCCCTGTGGCTGATAGCTCCTGATTTGTTGCTGACCTGCCGGATCGTGAAGGTGCTGGTAGCGTTGCCGGCTGTAGCTGCCGCTGCTGTCAGTGGGTTGGTATCCACCACATAAACACTATTCTCACAGAAGACTACCACGTTAGTGCCTACCCAACTGTACATTCCCGTCACAGTTTCGGCTCCTGTGCCTACTTTGAAGGGGTTGATAGTGGTTCCCCCGGTAGTAAATAAAGTGGGTGTTGTAGCTAAATCTGGGAGGATAGTGCTAACGAAAATCTGGTTGCCACTAGGATCATAAGCAAACACTCGCCCAGAGTTGGCTATCAGGTACTTTGCATCTGCCGGGTAGGTTGTATCTGTGCTAACCGTTTTCACCCAAGCACCGCTGGAATACTTTAACTCGAAAATCTTGGTGCTGCTGTCATCGCTGCTCCAATACATCTTATCCGCGATCTGGCACATATACGCAGGAGTCGATGCTGGATCCAGAGAGCCGGCTACTGCACTGATTGCTGTGACTGTGCCGTTGCTCTCGATCTCGTAGAGGCTGCCGTTTACTGCAGCTATCAATCTCTCTCTACTGTCGGAATCAAAGAAGTGCATCGTTTGGACGTTGGTGCTGCTGCTGGTGCTGCCTAGAAGGTTGGCAAATCTGTGGAAGCCTCTCCGAGTCTTGAGTACCCCGTTGATCTCAGGGGCCAGATCCTTGATCAGTTCAGCCTGTGACTCGTTGAGGAGGTTCTCGCGAAAGTTGGAGACTTGGCCGCCAATGAAGCTGGCTTGCCTGTCGTACAGCAGCGTATCGTCGAGAGCATCATTGAAATAGACAGGCATTTCTAAAAGCTAAAATCATTTCGGGTATAGGCTCCTGAGAGATCCTCTGGAGTGATTCTCATAATCTTAGCTGTTTGATTTGTTTCTGCGTCTCTAGCCACTGCCAGCAGCCTATCGCCCTCACCTGTTTCAAGCTGGGCTTTGCCGTACTGCCGCTGCCGCTTTAGCATATCAGCAGTGCCGTACTTGATCAGTGCGTTATCTATCCCGCTGATCATAGGGGCATCAGTGTCAGCCACTAGGGGCCGGATCTTCTTCTTGCCCAAGATCGTTAACTGGATTGGCTCTGCCTGATCGAACTCTGGGCGGTTGTACAACCTGACCCTCTGAAACTCGCTCTTGGTTTCCCAAGCGTTCCAGTAAAATTTATTATAGCCGGTGATGTTCTTTACGATAATCGTGTCAGCCGTCTCTTCCTTACTCAGTGAAGTGATCTCTGAG